CTAGTGCCACCATTCTTGAACAACATTTTCATGACTGGGTCGGCCAGAGTGAAGTTGGCACCGAACCCGAAACCGGCAATGATGGCGGTTAGACCTTCGTTGTCTGGATAGTCCGCATCCGGGTTATTATTTTGAACCCACATAGTGAATGCAAGAAGCCCCAACATGGCAATTGGTGGAATTGGGTTCATGAATAGACCACGGAATGATTGGATTCCAGATGCCAACAGATAAAGAATAATCAATTGAATGATCTGAACTGTATCCTTCTGCCAATCTTTGATTTCTTCGAAACCTTTCTTTGATTTATTGTATGGTACTTGTGTAATTTGATCACCATTTACTTTATTGCGACCACGGAGGAAAAAGTAGATGCTTGGAAGAGAAATTGTTATCCAAGCCAGTAAACTGAGATTATTATAGAAAAACGTTCCTGTAATTGGACTGCTTCCCTTGAATCCAAGGATGGTAGGAAGACTTTCCTGAATCACTTGGAATGCTACCGCGAGTATTAACGAAATTGTTCCTGTGTTGCCAATGATATTCGCATTACCAACGCCAATATTCTTCATGAACAGATACATAGTAATCATTAACACCGGTGGGATCGGATTTCGGACAAGGTTTTGAAGTTGTGGAATCAACGCAACAGCGGCGATAACTGCGGCTTCGATGTCCGTGACGAGTCGAAGTGAGCGAAGCGCAACGTAGACAGCGATCGCAATCACAGGCGAAAGGGGATTACTTATATAAGATTGAACAAATGGAACCGAGGCCACTGCTACAACGACAAGAAGTTTTACAATAATTGGCAAAAATTCGAATATACCGGTTTTGTCTTCTCCAAGTTGCGCCTTCAATTCTATAAGCTTCTTTTCTGCATCTGAAAGTTCATCGGTATTTAACGTTTTATCTTCCAAACGAGATTTGATCATCGGAAGGATGAGAACTGCCCATACAAAGAATGATGCAACCGTGTAGGTCAAGGTCCCGGGCTTCATGCCAGAGAATTCACCACCAACAAAGTTACCCCTCTTTACACCTGCAATCATTTGAGGTATGATCATCGTGGCGAACAGTGATGATACTGCGACCCACTTGACCACTTGAGACTTTTCAAATGGGTTAATTTTTTCTGTATACTTGAGAACATACAACATTGTTGATATAACGATTGGTGGAATGGGGTTCATAATAAGTGCTCTGGCGGCCGGGATGGCAGCAAAGGAACCACCTACCAACAGTACCTGGCCAAATATTACAGCGGCGCGGATCCACATCTTATCCTTGGAATCCTTTGGATTGCTATTATTATTAAGATACATGGTAGGTAGAATCAGGGCCGACCACAGGACCCAAGAACCCAACATGTACCCTGGACTTGATACATCCATTATTACTATTATCATGGATTTTAAAATTCGGCGGAGATGCGTTTAACGATTTCATGAAGCGAACTCGCGTACAATGCAAAACCTGAAAGAATGATCATACGAAATTGATTGTCCGTTACCACAAACTCAAAAAGATATTTCAAAAGTGAAGCCGTTATAAATATAAATATAGCAATGGAAACAACTTCCCCTACTGGAACATCCAAAAATCCAATCATTGTAAATGCAAACATTAGCATGGAAAATGAAAGGAATATGAACATAAACAGTCTACGACGTTGTTTGTTGAGTTTTTCTTGGTCTTCGCTGATGGGATTTTCATTCATCCGCTTCAATGCTATCTTTGCTGCATTAAGTTCGATCTTTTCGTAGAATGTGAGTTCTTTCTCGGGTTTCGCTTCCAACCTGGAAACGGTTTTTTCGTAGTCTTCCTTTGTGCGTTTCTCTTCTTCTTTGATATCCTGACCAACCAAAATTGCCCAGACACGGAGGAAGAAATAAGCAAACATAAACTTGAATAAAAAGTCAAAATCCTTTATTGTCGGAATGTAAGGTTCCGCCATACTGGTATTACCCGATATAATAATTAGTTACCAGAGAGACACCGAGAGGTACCAGGTACTTCCAGTAGGGATCATTGAAGAGATCAAATTGACCCAGTGAACTCGGCACGGCAATCAATGCAACCACCAGTCCGGAGAAGGTCGCTGGGCGAGTTGAACCCTTCGCCTGAAGGGTAATGAACATTAATGAGAGTACCGAGAGAAGGTAGAACAATAGGGTGAAGAACTCCTGAAATGTTGCGACTCGTTCTTCATCGGAACCTTCTTCTGGTTCTGTCTTGTTCATGAGATTCATGATCTTGCTCACCAACTGGAGAACAAAGTAGTTGTAAAAATACAGACTGATGAAGTAAACAGCCTCAGCGGGATTGAGCGCAGGTACCACACCAGTAGCGTTGGCCATATTACTATTGAATCACAAAATTAATCATGAATGTGTGCACCACAAAATCCCTGGGGGTCATCTATTGGCTTGTAGAGATTTTTTCCTTCTGCGAATTTTTTGAGTTCTTCAAGATTTGACCAAAAATTTGGACTATGATCATACTCCTTGACCGTTGCGTGAGAAAGCTCGTGCAAAAGTACATGCATCAATTCATTGGGGCACCCGTCAACGCACAGACCAATCTCAGAACCTTTGTTAGTGTTGAATCCCAATAGTCCCCCCTTCATTCCATGATATCCCATCAACAGGATGGGTTCTTCCAACTTGCGGAACTTGTGACTCTTTGGAAGTTTTGAAAATTCTTCGCGAAGTTTCTCATAACGTTCACGCAATTTCACAAGACTGTCTGGTTCTTTCGTGAAGCTAATAAATAAAATAAGTATTATCCATGTGGTCACATAAAATAAAGTTTTTAGTGACATCTTATAATTAAAGGAGAAATTAGTTTATATAATACAAATGTCTCGTCTTGCAAAAGATAAACTCGTTGTCCCTGGTGTGTCATGGGCATGCCTTTCATTTGTTGGAAATCTCGATGGGGGATGGGTGCGTCCTGCAGAGGGTGCAAAGCACACCGAATTTATGATCAAGATTCGAGGAGCTTTTGGAACCAAGAATGAAGCTGAGGAGCATGCCAAGGAACTTCAAGGGCTTGACAATTCCGTGGATATCTACGTGGTGAACATGTATGAATGGCTTCTTCTCCCGCCTCCTCCTGTGTCAGAGATGGATAATGTCAAGTACAACGACGAGCGTCTTCAGGCGATCATGGATGGCTACAAGGAGAATCAGAAGCATGCCGCTCAGATGTTCGAGAAGCGCAAGGAGGATATGACTGCCACACCTTCTGGTTCCAAGATGCCTTTCCTGGAATCTGGTGATGAGAATTCGAAGTTCTACAGCAAACCTGACGAAGCTCCCATTCCTCATCCTTCCGAATTGGTGGACAAGTTCAAGGAGGAGTACCCTGACAAGAGCATGGAGGAACTTGTCAAGATGGCAGACGAGGAAGTCGCTAAGCTCATCAAAGAGCGCGAGGAAGAGCGCAAGAAGAATCTTCCCACTGTTGAGGAGGTCGCCGAGGAGTCTTCAAGTTCCTCCAAGGGCAAGGAAAAAATGGACCCCGAACAGATGTTCAGCGGTTAAGCAACGGGAAACACTTCAACTTCACCTGAACCGGAACCTGGAACGGGGATCATTTCAATTTCCAAGTCAACATCTTCTCTTAGAGGATAAAGAATATCTCTTGCCGGAAGTCCGGGAATCTCCCTGACATTACCGAGACGGTCCACCACAGGGGCAATGGGAATTTTCTGAACATGTTGACCTGGCTCCAAACTGAACCCTGCATATAACGATTCTGGATTCGTTACATACAGCGTTTCATCCAAGATCTCCATAGGCGAGGCATAATACTTCGAAGGATCGTCACCTGGATCTGTCTGGAGGGACACGTACTTTTCCCTCTGTTCTAAAATAATCCATGTGGCGAGCATTCCAAATGCAATGGATGCGATGGCATTAAACCTGTCCATCTTCTACTAATTATTTAGATTTTTACCTACCCCTTCCTGAAGTTAGGATGATTGGTGCAGCCTGACCTGGTCCGCTGTTTCGTCCGCTGGCACCCATGCCCATGAAAAAACCAAGAATGAAAGCCACGAAGACAATTACCATCCAGATAATTGGCCGAATGCTACCAAATATTGTATCTTGTGGAGGTGCTTGCTGATAGATCACCTCTGGCTGACTGTGTTCCTGTTGCTTTGGCATAGGAATTTCGTAATAAATGGGCTGAACCTGATCCTCTTCTTGTTCTGGCGATTCTGGTTCCGGAGGAATGTCATTGGGTCTGTAAATAGGAGCTGCCGCCCCGTCATCCACATCGAATCCCTGTGGTATGTTACTATCAACCGCTACTTCCATTGGGAAGGATTTAATATGAATGTATGTTTTTAATGGTTTAGATGAGCGCACTTACTCTCCATCTTCATCGTCATCCGGTACAATGAATCCGTCAAGATCATCTTCCTCGTCGATATCATCGTAGTCACTTTCATCTTCTGTAATGATAGACTCCACGTCGGAACACTCGTCATCCGAGTCATAATCAGATTCATTATAATCATCTTCGACAACCTCATCTGGTGTGAAAAATTCAGGTTTCTTGATCACGCGTCCGGAACGAGTTCTCGTTTCCATTATTTAAACATTGGGAATGTTTTTTCAATCAATAAGCGCATTTAACAGACGAGGAGTAAAAGACTTGTGTATTTCCTCTGCAACTTCCATTAGAATTTTCTCTCCTGTGATTGCTAGATTTACCGCCAATTCTGCTATTTCATCGTGATAGACCGAATCTCCAGAAGGCAGAGAACCAGAAATTGACGAAAAATCATCTACCGCACGTCTGAGATATGTACCACTTAATTCTAGATTAACTTCATTAGGATTAAACAACTCTTGTTTTGCCAGTTCGAGATTGTCAATGAACTTTGCGTACGTAACCGAATCCAATTCGCGAAACCTAGAAAGATTTGGAAGCAAATCTTCTATTGGCTTCCACGAATCCTTTTCTACTGGTTTGGCATATCCAGAACGTTTCCCTAAAAAAAATATAATAAAAAATCCTACAATGATAAGAAATGTGATCATACCTTGTTTAATCTTTGCAAATATTTTATTATTTTGGGATGAACCATAAATTTGTGACCATTGAGACACTTGTGATCTTCATCGTGACATTTGAATAATACCGTTTTACTTTCTTTATCCACCAAAAACCATCCATGATTTCCCTTGTGTTCTCTATTTATAAATTCACAGTATTTGCTCTGTGTTGCGATGACCCAATATGTTTTTTTAGGAATAACCTTTTCTATTCGGTTGACATTGTGTTTTGGGTACATGTCTCGAATCCATTTTATGAGTTCATCATCCCCGTTGTGTCCAGATATTATCGTCTCATTTCCTCCAAAATGATTTAGTTCATTTCCGTGAGGCAAAATTGAAAATCGCTCGAGCATGGAAGCCGTTGGGTTGCTCTGAGGTATCTCGGTTAGACCATCTTTGTTCACTTCAAATCGTGGAACGTAGGGAACAACTAACTCCTTGGTTTCGCGTTTCATCTTATAAGACCAAATAGTTCTTAGTCCAGTCTTGAATACAGATTTATCCAACACCGTACTCCACGGAATGTCAGAGTCATAATCATTAAGGACATTGGTCATTCGTGATAAAATATTAATCGCAGAAGATGTTGTAACCGTTACGTGTGGCCATGAGAAATGAATTCCGTTCTTGAAATCCTCCCCCTGGGCCCGAGTACACGTGGAAACAAGTATGGTTCCAAGTGAAGGGAATGCTCTATAAAGATGTAGCGCCCATTGTTTTATTGTTTCGTCCGTGACGGCTCCTTGTTCCCCGGTCGTCACATAGTCTATATCCAAAAACATCCTGAACCTGTCCGAACTTTTAGTCTGTTCTACCATGAACAGCTTTTCACGGTTGGACAGACATCTCATACACATCTCGTAAAATCTCTCGCGCTGCTGAAGGGGGACGATAAGTACACCCGATCCATTCATCAGTGTGTGAGTAATCGTGGTTCCTTGTGGTTTGGTTCGGAACCACCATCCCAGTCTTTCACATTCGTCTTTGAAACTCATGGAAATCTTCTGGGTTACTATTGTTTTTTGTTTTTAAACCTACATAAGATTACAATAAATTGTGGTTTCATCGTCCTTTTCCTCTTTCTTGGGTCCATATTTTTTCAAAAGATAAATCTCACCAACCACTTCTTCCTCTGTGAGTTCCTGGACGCGCTTGGCTTCGTCGGAATCGATATCTTCGGGATCTAGACCCAAGAGGTTCCTAAGTTCTATGACACGTTCCTGTTTTGATTTTCGCATCTGTTTCTCCTTATATTAAAAGGGATTTTTGGAAATGAGGGATTAAGCGCACGATGAAAATCATCATTGGCTAGTACCTGATTTTCAATCAGAGGCCATTTTGCTTTGTTTTGAAATTCTTGCATCGTATCAAATGACATATACTTATTTTCATCATAGGTCCTTCGTATAGACTGGCGATTTCGTTTTCTCTCATCTGTAATTTCCTTTTCGCGATTGAATTTTTCTATCATAGTCAATTGTGTCTCTCTTGGGATATTTACTTCTATCACAAATACATGGTAGATGATTCCTGGGTTATCATTGTCTTCAAAGTAAAAATATCGATAGGCTCCTTCTGAAATGGCTATAACACCTCGTGTCTCTTCCTCCAATTCTCGAAGGGCTGTTCGTATTGGCCAACTTATCTCGCGCTTTCTACATCCACCCGTCACAAATGTCCAGTCGTCCCATCGTTTATCACATACTGTTAAATACCTCGTATCTCCTTCACAAGGGGCAACTAGGACAGTAATCGCCTTATGCGTCTCCTGATCCATTTACTTCCTCTGTCTTCTCTTCTTTATTAGGCTTCTCTTCGACTGGGACCGGCATAGACCTCACACCATCCTCTAGGGCATAAAGAGATGTCTTCAACCACCTAGTCTCGGTGTAAAGATAGAAACTAAAACCGACGAGGAAAGCTACAAGCGCCATGAGCATCACATCTTTGTTGATGATTGAATTAAGCATTTATCGTTGAATACCAAAAATATTATCCAGTTCTCGCGCGTTAATCTCGTCGCGGCTCGTGACCTTGTAGGAAGGCTCTATGACCTCGGGTGCCTCCATCATCTCGTGGTGCATCCCCTCCTTGACGCCGAACCACTTTTGGAGCGTTCCTGAACCGGGCTTGTAGCTGATGATGAACACCAGGGCGAACAGAAATGCGATGAAGTAAAGATTCATTCTTATTATTA